CCGAGGCCGTCTTGACTCTTAACCCCGAACGCACTTCTTTTAATCTTTTCAAATACCGGAGCAACCTTCGGCTCTAAATCAACGAACATTTTCGGAAGCTCATCCCGAACAATATCATTGAGTAAATCTATAGCTTGACTCATCGCGAAACCTTTCTAACTATACACGTTACTTGTTTACACTTTAGGTAACACACGTTACCTGACGTATATAGCATAAAGGACTATTTCCGACTAACTCGACTGCTTATTCCGAAGCATCTGCAAACCCTTCTGCATTGCTCGTTTGACGAAATTATCTTCACTATCGTCGTCAGCAGCACTAACTCTCTTAATCGGATTCTCGGATTGTACTTCCGATGGCAAGCTTCCGCCAGGGCCTAATCCCAAAGTTGTGGGGTATATGTCCGGCTTGTTTGGCATACCAAACTTGACAAGGTGGGCTCGTATCTTTTGGACACTTGCCGCCACAAGTTCGGCTCCATACGGCATTCCATCCTGAATTTTTCTGAGAACATCCTCTGCTACCATTTCTTTAACTACAGCCAGGCGGTCTCCGCCGCCCTCGCCTATCTTCATTTTACCAAAAATCTCATCTTTGTCAACCACCGAGTCTGAATTTTCTCGAATTTGTTGCCTCGTTGACTTAATATGCTCCTGATGAGAAAAATCTAAAATCGACTTTGCCTCCGCAGGGTCAAAACCCAATGCCGCAACAATGTCTTCTTTACTTACTTTAACGGTCGAACCTGCGGGGGTCGTCTTTGTCGTAGGGGTTGTTTCCCCCTCTGACGCTAAATACTGTGCAAATTCGTTGGGATCGACGCCAATCATACTGGCTATCTCCTTAATTTCCGCCTCCGTAGGCGTATCTGTTTTGGAAAGACGGTCAATCAGACTCTTAATCCGTATGCCATCTTCCCCCTGTTTCCTGAGTTCTGCCGCATCCTGAAATTTCTTGTCGGCCCCACTGGCTTTCTGTGCCAACTGTTTCATCTCATCGAGAGTAACCACCCTCTTTTCCCCGTCCACCACCAACTCAAAGGATACTTCCTTTGGCGTCTTGGGTTCCACGGGAGTAACCGGAACTACCGGCGTAACTGGCACAACTGGTTCACCTGTTTTTGGCTCTACTGGTTCTGGCATCTGTTTCCCTTTCACTTATATAATGGTTACATCTGCGGAGGCACTCCCCCGCCCATTCCTGCTTCTGGTTACTCCAACATCAATCCCGCTGCATCCTCTATTGCTGGCATCGCCTCGGGCATATTCCCCTGTGCGTAGAAATGTTCGTCCCTATGTTCAACAAACGCTTCTCGTACTTTTTGAGACGCAGCATAAAACTCCGGACGAGCCATAAAACTATCCAACACCATCAAATGAATCCGGTGTAAGTCACGTTCGTTCATTACGATTTTACCAGGCGTCTGCCCATCACGAAACAACTGAATATTCTCAAGCATCGCCCGACGATATGATTGCCACTCAAATTCCCCACCAACAGGAATATCGAGTCCCTTCTTCCGAACCTCAAAATTAAACTCATCCAAACTTATACGTTGTTCCCTAAACGCTTCTTTAAGTTCCATCTTCTGTTGTTCTTTTGACACCGGGACTTCCGAAGCAATCGTAATAGAAACCTCATCAGGATAAGGAATAGCATTCTGCGAAAGACTAAGCGTTCCCGTCTCAGCATCCAAAATTATCCCGGCCAACGAATCATCCAAATTGGACAAACTCACAACCTTCTGATCCGTCCAAGTATCCTTCAAAATCCTCAATGCCGCCCTATACACCCCCGAGACAGCCTCTGCTATACTTTTAGCCACAGGTGACAACGGAACCCCCGAAGTCTCATACAAAAAACCCAACCCTGCGGAGGAATCAACTCGTCCCGGAGCGTCACCCTGCATCATCTCACTCGGTTGATTTGCAATCTTACCTAATAATGTTGACGCCAATTGAACTGCCTGTAACTGCGGAGCCGTCATTTTAGCCGGTTCAATATTAAACGGTTTCAAATCCGGAGACGTATAATCAGGCTCATACGTAATACGCTTTATCCCGTCTTGCCCCCGCAGAGCTAAAGGAGGCGTCCCAAGTGTCGTCGGCCACATCTGTATGCCATACAGATCAAAATCCGACACCGACTGAAAAACACTCGACAAAGCAATCTCAAGTTCGTGATTCATTGGAATCAACTGGTCAACATAACTTCGACCCCAAAAACTACCAACAGTCACGTCCCTAACAACCCGAACGGGCATGTGATATTTTGACTCTGAATGATCGTGAGTAAATAATTCCTTTACTTTTGATATACCAGCATAAACACTATACTCAGCAAGATACCCATCACTGGTCTCCGTCCACACTTCAATCAGTTGAGTTACCGGAACATTCTTTTCATCCTTCTTTTTCCCCTTCTGTCCGCCCATTTCAGTCTCAGTAGACCGGACATAATAACCCCCGCCCCCGGTACTCATCGCAGAAAGTTCACCCCCCGCAGGGTCTAAATCAACCGGCATCCTACCGGACGGTATTTTCATCTCGTCAATACCTTTGTATTTTTTAGATTTATCTGCGGGGGTAATCGAAAGATTTTTTATCCATTCGACGGGAACCCAACGTACTCGCATTATTCCACGAACGTCGGTAGGGCCCGACACATCCATAGGAATAGGTAAAAGTTCCCACGGCGGAATAACCTCAATCCCCATACTATCGGCATCTTCCACCCACAACCCGAGACCGATGGTTCCGTAAAGCATAAGAGGGGGAAGCATATCCATCTTCAATTTGTTGACTTTATCCTGCGTAATGGCAGCATCCAGAACCACCTGCCCAATACTGGATTTACGCATCCCATCCAAACTAACGCCCTTTTTCCTGACCACCGGAGAAAGGTTAAGACCCATAAGCCGTCCCATTTGGGACTGATACATAGATACGATTTCCTCGTACCGAAACTTCAATATCCCCACTTCGTCCAAATAACCTACGGCAACTGTACCATTTAAGAAATCTACGGAGGAGAAGTCCCGAACGCCCTGCATATAGAAATTATTGACATACCACTTAACCGCCAGAGGATTTCGTAAACTCTTTCCTTGCACCAGAATATTGGCAACAACGTCTTCCCTTTGAGCCTTATCCGTAGGAAATCTGTAAGTATAAGACATTATTTAACCCCAACGGTCATTTTTAACCCTTTTTTTGCGGGTTTATCCAAAGGTTTAGTAACCCCCGGGAGGTCTTTCTTTGGTTTTCGAGACGAGGCCACAAGAGCCCGACCAACAGCCTCCCCCCCATCCCGGACGCCCATCATAATAATCAGTTTTTCATTGATCTTGATAATTTGCTTAGAACAATCTCGCAAGGCCATAACCAGTACATAAATAGTAATGGCAATGACGCCCAACAAAATCATAAAGAGGGGCATTAAATATTCAAACATTTAATTCTCCTTCCCATATAAATCTATTGTATCATAAATCCCATTTATTCCAAGGGGTTTATCGGATTATTTTTGGATTTATTCTCTTTAATCTTCTATTTTTAGGCTCAACCATCCGCTTCCGAGCTTGCTTTGACATAACATTCATCATCTCATCAGATATTGCAGACGTACTAACGCCTGACAACATCGGCAATCCATCCACCACAAGTTGATTCTTCACAATCCGCTCCATCAACCCGGGCTTTCCTCGTTCCCTCCGCAGGGTTCCGCCCCGTGTTTTGACTACATGCTTGCTCATCCCCAGTGTATCTACTGCGTCGTCATGCTGCAACAAAGCCAAGTCCATCGTAAAGTCCGCAGTCTGAGCATACATCTGATCGTAAGGCCATTTTGAAGCCAAATGTGAAGGGTACTTAATCCGTCCCGAGTTGAACCGCCACTCCAAAGAAGCAATCCTCTGAGCTTTAGATTCTTTGGCAGGATACGTAATCGGGAATACTCGACCCCGCCACTGGTTCCCCTGTATTTCCCCCTGCTCAGTCACATAAGTTTGGACGGCCTCCGCAAAGTCCTTTTGGATTGACACCGCCTCAATACCCAATATTCTGGCACGCCACGCCAAACCCTTCTCATAAATGAGACGTAGCAACGTATCCTTCTTGGCCCGACCGAGCCACATCTCCAGAACCCACATAGTCCCCAGAGTATCAAACCCCACAACGGCGATACACGAATAGTCGTGGTAAGACGATAGACCGCTTGCGTAGTCAAACAAAAGAATACGAAACATTGGCCCTACGTGTTCACTATACGGTTTGGAGTGTTCCGTGTATGTACGATGGTCATTATCATCGTCAAATACACGCTCCTGCCAATGAACCTTATTTGTATTGGACAACGGATTCTGCCAATCAAAGTGACCATCAACCGAGTATTCATTCTTCCTTGGATCAACAAACAAAATCCTATCCAGGTCACTAATAGGCTCATTACAATACTCGGACGCAAAAGCCGAAGGCCCAATCTCTTTCTTCCTCGCCTCAAGAACATCCTGCGGCCACATCGACGGCCAAAGCACATACACCTTCGACTTATCCTCTTTATCATAGGCAATAGCCCGGAGAACTTTACGGTTCCAAAAATCAAATCGAGGATCGTCCCCCGTCGTTGCCCGAAACAAAAACGACTTTCTATCAATGAGGGTTCCCACCCAAAACATACTCGACCCCTGCTTGAGCATAGGAATCATCTGCTTAAACAACATCGTCTCAAACTTCTCAATAACCGCCATCCTCGATGTCTCGGAATCCGAATCAGGATCATTCTCCGGATCGTCCATAATCAACAACCTTGGACGCCCCCCCCTCTTCTTTCCCATCACGCTCTGCCCGGTAATTATTGCTCCATTCCTTAACTGCAAATGCTCATGGTTCCAAACACCCCGCCCCCGCAGGGGAACCATACTTCCAAAGTCCTCCTTAATCAATTCGTTGTTCTGGAACTGAGTCATTATCGTGTCGAACCTGGGAGTCTTCTGCCTATCCGTAGAGAAGTTAAGCGAAATCTCATAGTACGGTCGGGTTAAGGCAAGTAAGATTGGAACCTCTAACACAATTACGGTAGAATTATGGGAAATAATCCCATTAGCTAAAAAGTTGGCATTACCCTCTACTTGAATATCATAAGTTTCATCGGAAGGAGCGGACTCCGTAGAAGTAACCACGTCCCAAT